ATTGAGGTAATGGCGTACTGACCTGCAGACCTACCAGCACCAGACAGCCAACCAGCAAGCTTGTTGCTGGCGTACTTCCCAGCATTGTTGGACGCAGACCCAATAAAGGCACTCGCAAACCCAGACATTGCCGCCCCAGCGTCTTCCTGCAAGTTATGCCACCAACTGGGCTTGCTTGCATGCATGGCAGCCGTGACGGCAAGGTGGTTAGTGCCAGGCGCATTCACATTCATGGGTGTGATTCCCAGACCAGGCTTCGTGGTATACTCGACAACATGTGTGATACGGATGTTCACAAAGGTGTTGAGTGGCAGGTTGCGAACTGCCACAACAAGGAAATTGGTGTCCTGAAAGTCAGAGCCAGTGGTTGCCCACGTGGCCTGTGAGGATCCCGAGACGTAAGTGGAATAGTCATTGTCACGCTTCCCAGGGGTCCACTTGCACTCCTTAATGTCACGAGAAATGGCACCACGCCCCTGCAGATTTTGAAACCAGTAATCAACGGCAGCTGTGCCGGAACTGTACAGAAAAGCTGCGGGGACATTGCCAAAAGCTATCTCACCAGTGATACTGGTAATGGACAAAGCAGAACAAGTGAGCTGGATGCATGATGCCAGTCCACGAACAGTCTGGGCGTTGGTAGTCAGGTAAGTGGCACCAGGTGACACAGTGCTAGTAAAGGTGGCAGCAGACACCCCAGAGGATGTAGCCACATTACTGTACATAAGCCACCCGGTGTTGGGGTGAAATGCCAAGTAGGCAGCGGTATTACCCGTGCCAACCATTGTGTTTTCAGACACAAACCGCTGGACCAGCCCAACTTCACCAGGGTAGACGCCAACAGGCACCTTGGCGTTGCATGGGTCGGCCAGCAATCGAGCATAGTCTAATTGTTTTTGGATCAATCCACGCGGCATCGCAGGCCTTGCGGCCCGGCTGCGCTTACGCGGTGACCTCTTCTTTTGCTGTTTTCGTGCGCCTTTCGCCATATCTAACTTCTAAATCTAAACAGTATTTGCAGTGCTTCAGAAACTAACAGGGGATAATGATCAGCAGGAATATCAGGTTGGAACTCTAGGTTCGAGTGGGGCTCACAAAATGGATCAAGGACCTTACTGGCGTACATCTCCTCCATGGCCAACTGCTCCTTGTGTGACACACCAAATGCCTGAGCAAAGGAGTCACGAGCAGCATCAGTGACATCCACAGTGCCTGTGCAACAACCCTTGGCGTTCCAGTATGTGCCACTGTGTTCAAGCCTGGCGGCGGGCCCACCAGTGCTGAGGGACCTATAAAAGGCCCCCAGAACCGGATAGCCACGAGCCCAGGCCTGCCCACACTGGGAAATGGCCTCCCTAATGGGGGCCACCTCCTTCCAAGTGCGCCCAACATGGCACACATCGGTAAACAAGCACTTCTGTATGTTACGACACATTGAGTACTGCTCCCCATTCCAAACTGGGTGTGCTTGGCAAAACTCAATATGTTCCAACACATCCACGGGCTCCTCCACCTTCATTGTGAATCCCTTCGCCAAAAACCAGTCCTTCAACCCATCAGTGAACTTGGACAGATCAGCACGCTCGAGAAAGACAACACAATCATCACCATCATTGATTAGCTTGCCAACCACTCCAATATCCTTGAGATAAGACCAAACAAGGCCGGTCATGATGAGGCAATTACCTAGTGCAGTGTTCATGTCTCCAGACATACGAGAGCCATCAACACTGTACTCGATCTTCTTCCCATCAATGAACGCGCGGCCCGAATTGCTCAACTGCTTCGACAGCAGGAACTTCAACTTCTTATCCCCAGGGTACAAGCTCTTGTAAATCGAGTGCTCCCAAGAGAGAGCATCCAGACTCACATGTTGGTCAAACCTTGATGCATCCAACCCAATGGCCACAGGATCAGAGAAAGAATGAAACTTGGATGCAATCAATTCACCACGCTGGTTGAAATTTAGGCCCTTCGCAATCGTAACCTCGCCCCACACCCTCCCAACAGCCTTGTAGAGCAGATGCTCCACTGGCTTGATGTAACACCCTAACTCCAAACAGTACTCCGGTGAGCGTGGAGAGATCAGACGGG